GCTTACTATAAAGTAAATTTCCTTAAAAAATGAGGAGCTTTCTGTAAAGAACACTCATTCATTTTAAAAAGTTATTATCTTTACAGTACATACTGGAATAAATTCCATTATGTAACCCCAATCGCTCCCGTGAGGATTTTTCTGATAAAATATCAGATTTTTTTGAATCTTTCGATTTCTATGCTTATAACAACGTAACTTGTACACAAACACACACGCTATAAATAGCGTAACCGTGGCCGAATCCAATAAGTAACATACTAAAAGCATTGGTTCTTATTGGCACACACAGAATACTACATATAGGGTATTTTTATAAGTAAAATACCAAAAACTTTAGTTTTAAGGGAGAAAACTAACAAACCTTTTTATTAACGCTACAAGGGCACTGTGCTAATCACAGGACACCCTTGAAATCCAGCCAACATGAAATCTTCCCCTACTGAAACCCATCGTTCTAACCAAGGAGGAGTAACCATTTTCACTTTAGGATCATTTGTTATAAATATCTCCACTTTGTGAAAATCAAATCCAGGATTATAGTTTAAAGATTGCATTTCACGATCTTTAGGACAGGAAAACCTCCGATTACTATAATATGGAAATTCTACTTCCAATACAGGTTGCCGATTTGTCAATGTGTTAGAAACTCCATTGAAATTATTCGATGGAAAAGTATCATAAATGTCACGCACAGTATCTGCATCTGTTTGCAAAATACCGCGGACTATTGTGTCTTCCAAAGAAGTTTCTTTTTCACTTCTACACACAGTGGCTCTAAAAGTTACAGCATCCGACAAATTTTGTATGTTATATTTAGACCTTAAAGATCCTCTACACATTAAATATGCCGGTGCTAAATAATTCAATAGAGTATTTCTCACTTGGTTTGTAGTCCCATCTGCACTGGTACCATTTGCTGATAAACCTCTAAACACTGGGAAATTAGTTGTATTCAAAGTCAACCTTATAGCCATGTCTTCACCAAGCACTTCTAAACTATAAGGAGCAAAAAAGTTGTATCTTTTAAGCAATGCTCTAAATGAAACAATTTGCTCACCCATGAATACTTTGTAAGTGTCATCAGAGATAGGAGTTGTATCATTAATTTGATCAGTAACATTTGTACTAATTGGATCAGCGCAACATTCATCATCACCCATTTCATCTCCTTGTGGCTCATATTGTGTTTGAGGAACGTAATGAAGACTTTGAAATACTGTTTCATTAGGAACAGCAAATTCTATGTCATCTCCTGCTTTAATATAAACATTTATATCAATAGGAGCTAACACATCACCTGGTACAGTCAATTCATTCAAAACATATACACTCAAAACACCATTTTGGTCATCTGCACGATTTGTAAAAGCGGGTCCATTCCTAAAACCTGGATCCAATGTTCTCAATTCTTTTCCAATTGCAAAAGATAACGGTTGAGCCCATCCAACAGCGACAGTAAATTCTTTAGTGTCTGCTATATCAATAATTCTAGTCAGCTGGGTGTTGCTCTCAGGCACTGCAATACATCCATAAGGATCATATACTACACGCAACCTACCCCTATGATATTCTGAACAAACTATCTCAAATCTGAAAATCATAGTGCCTCTCCAAAATTTAAATGGTAAAGCAGCAAATGCACATGCTGGTAAATAGAAATTTGTGCCATCATTAGGATGCAAATTTGGTCTCACCCTAGTTGAAAATAGAGTTTGATTATAAACACCTTCTTGATCCCATGGAAATTGAGTCAAATATGACTCTATTCCTGCGATATATTTGATGGACATTTCATCTTGACCAGCTAAGCCAACGGTTCTTGAATCTATTGAAAGCTCCTGCTTGTTATCAAATGCCAATTTCTCGCAATTATCAAAATCATTTGTGCATGCCATCCGTCCAAAATATTGTGGTCTCATAGGATTAATGTTATCCAAAATTAATGGTTTTGAATAACCAAAGATTTTGGCAACACCTTCAACAACATTTGCTACCATGTGAGTAGCCAATGCATAAGGACCAATAACAGGGACATCGGTTAAAGTTGCACTTATTTTCTTAACATTTGATGCAGTATTCGATATAGGAGCACTCTTATATTCATCTCCTTGCGCAACCAATTTATCCGAATTTCTTTGTGTTGGTATCGATAAATTAATCTTTTCCATATGGGCAAAGACAGTTATTGACAATGCTCCAACTGTGCCATTCACTGTTTGCAATGATTGCAGTTCGCGAATATGTATTGCACCGTTTTCAGTTATATCACTGAAAGGAACTATAGCTGAATTACTGTTTAACAAATATGGCAAAATCATTTCTCCACCTTTTGAATTAGTTGGATTTAATAAAATATGATTGCGTTGAGATGCTGAAATAATGTTCAATTTATCCTTCGTTTTATATGAAGTGCAAGTGTCTATTGCATATAAAGGATGATAATCCACCATCACTCTCCCATAATAAAAGGGATTTCCGTTCAAAACAAATTTCAAACGCAAATTAGCATGTAAGAGATAAAAATTATTCATCCTATTAATAACTCGTGGATTTGTTATAAAATCTAACCATGGATTAAATGAAGCTGAAAATTCAACTCCAGTTTGCCATGTGAATTCACGAATAACTATAGGACGTTCAAAGAAATCCTCTAAACCATGCTTTCCCGTATGTCCTAACATAAATGTAGGATCAGGATAGTGTTCAACGGAATTAATCACCTGTGTATCACCATCATGAAATTGCACCGTTTCTTTTTCATTTCCACCTTCCGTTTTTATAAAATTATTATTAATATTTAAAGTAGCAATGCAGTTATCACACTCAAACGATCGCATTAAACTATTTGAGCGGTTACAATATGGACTAAGCCCTAAATAAGGCATACACTCTGGGGTGCTATCGAATATGTTGAAAAGCCTATCATAATGTCGTATTGTGGCAACATCATGCTGGTAATCCAGTTCAACACAATTTTCACTATCATATGATTGTGAAGTGAGTTTAACGTCATCACAGGACGTGTCCATAACAGCAACGTGTTCAGCAACTAATTCTCTATGATAATTGCTCAAAAACCAATTTTCAAAGTCTTCATAGCTATAAATTCCACCATTAAATAAATCCAAAACATTTGGATGATCTTTTAATGCTTCAATAATTCCATTTCTGAAATATTGATAAGTTTCTCTTCCGTGGAAAAATGCTTCTCTTAAAACATTTTGAATGGCATTATACGATTGCTCTTCCATAGTCAAAGCTTCACTTCGTCTGTGCGATTGCAAAATTTTAAATAATGTATTAATTTCTATTGGTGCCAAATAACATTGGTATTCCTGTGACCATACTGAACTTCTCTTTAAAAAGTTACATTCCTCATTGCTAATGTATGGAACACTTTCTCTTTCTTTGTCAGCCATTGTATACGTTATTCCGTATTTATGTAATGAATTGGCTATCGAAGTGTGATTAAACCAATCATTTCCTTCTTTAACTGACATTTTATTATCATCACCATAACAAACTACTGCAACTACTTGATTAAATAATGGAGGATTTTCAATAGGGCACATTTCATAATATGCATACCTTAAATATAAACTATTAACCAAATTATTTAAAAATACTGTTAAAGAATGACCAGAAGGATTGCTTCCACTAACTTCAACGAAATCGCCATTAAATTCATACAATGGATAGCACAATTCAGTAGCTAAACCTTGCATAATTGTAATGTCATTTTCGCTGTAGCCAGCTTTTCTTGCAATATGTATTAAAATATTCATTCCTGCAACAGTCATCCTACTTGACATAGTATTATCAAATGCTTTATAATCTCCTGCTATAACACGGTTGGATCCGTATTTAAGCATATATTTGGTCAATTTAGTCCATGATTTACTATAAGGATTAACACCAACTCCACATTCAAAAGTAATTGGATTTTCCATTATAAATTTACATATACTCAAAAAGTATTTCCTAACTAACAGCAAACCAATTAATGGTGTACCTGCGAAAACCCTAACTTTTTCTTTCGTTATTTTAGTTGGCTCGTCCTTCAAGTTGCATCTATGAATTAAATGAATTCTCCGTCCCTCTAATAATGTTTTCTCGCATTGCGCAACTTCTTCCCAAACCCAATCAGGTGCCACTCTTGGAATGGTTATGCCTTCAACTATACGTTCACTATCCGTTTCAATAATAGTATCTTTAGGCACTAAATATGGCCATCCGGCAGAAGCACTCAAATTTATTGGTTCAAAACCTGGCACACCGTCAAGGCCTGCCAAATTTATATCATTCGATATTATTTTAATTTGAGTTAAAGGTTTTCGTTGCAATATTGCAGAATCAAGGGAATATATAAAATCTTTCGATGCTTTTTCCAAAATATAAGGGTCCACTGATGTCAAATTAGTTAAAGCTTTCATTTGAGTATACCATGGAACATAAGTGTTAATTAATTTCGGTCCCGCATAAATATTGGGATGATTAAACACTTTTGCCACGCTGTCACTAATCAATGTATCAACCACTTTTGAAGAAAAATTCCTTAAATGTCCTGTATGAGAACCATAATATTTCAAAACATCCGTTTTTTCCAAATAATATATTGGTGATTTAGGATATGGTTTTGCTATTAATTTCACGTTCTTTTCGGGGCATTCCAATTTCGGAATTCCTTGGGCATGTAATGGCAAATGAGATAAATTATTTTGAAAAATATTGTCAATCGCATTTTCTAAATCGCCTTTAGTTAAACTAACTGAAACACCTTGTGGTTTATCAGTTATGCCTGCTAAATGTATTCCATGAATATGGGGAAATTTAGAATTTGCAATTAAAACCGCTCCACACAAACCCTTAAAAGTGTCGCGTGACCAGTTATAATAAATAGCATCTTCATTTTCATAATTTATGCCTGCAGAAGTTTGTTTGAATTTCTGTTGTTTAGTTATAGTGCAAACACCTTGTTTAATAACAGCTTCACTATCCCTATAGTGTAAAAATGCACAGCTAACAGTGGGTACTTTCTCTGGAATATATCTCAAAATCGAACTTCTAGGAGCATCACTTGGAACATATACTAATGCTAAATCGCTACCATTTTTAACTCGCATAATCATCTTACAATTAAATCTACTGGTGTGATTCATACCTAAAGTGTTGGGGTTATTAGTCGTCAAAGACAACCATTTATAATCCTTACTTAATATGTGATATGGTCCTAACCAGCATCCTCTATCAATGTATAATAAATTGCAACGATTTTTCATTTTTCTATCTTCATCATAAAATGCAGCATAAGCTAACCATGTCCTATTAGTTAAATTTCTCAATTGTTCCATTGTGGGACCAGCATATGATGTGGGCAACAAAATTCTATTATTGTTCTTCTTCCATAAATCTGGAATTATGCGTTCTTCATTTTCTGAATAAAATGGCTCAATATCTATATTTTCTATATCAAAACGTGTTATAGGAACATCATTTTTATAAGGATCATATTTCATTATATCCATTTTATTTTCAGTTTCTTTTATTGAAGGCGTAACATCAACATTAATATCTTGAACACTTATATCACCTTGCTCTTTAAATCCTAAGAATTTCGTTATTGCTTTCCTATAATAATATAAGAGAGCAATAAAATATAAAATCACAATGACAAAATAAGTTTGATACCTATATTTATCAAATGTGTTGTATACTTTATGTTTAATTTTATTTTTAATCTTAGTGAATTCAGCATAATAATGATGTAATGTCAACATATATAAATAACAAAAATAGCATAAAAAGAAATATGCGAAAAATATAATGTTGAGTATCACGTATAATAACGCTCCAAAAGGAAGGCCAATAAATATAATTACGCGAAGTGATGGCAATGCTAATACTAACAAAAATATTGTTATAGTCAATGCAGCATTAGTAGCTTCTGAATCTGAATAATCAACGTATAAAGGCGATTTCTTAATTTTATCTGCATATGATTCCATTTTCTTGGCAAAATACATTGCTGTGCTATATTTCAAAATTGAAATAGCCAACACTATAAATTTCCAAAAAATGGGGCAGGCTCTTATAATTGCAGGGAAATGTTCCCTAACTAAATCACAATTATGTCGCAAACTATCTAAATGCTGATGACGATTTTTATATAATTCACTTTCAACAGTACAATTTTTCAAAACAGTTGTCACTTGATCTTTCTTACAATTCATATTTTCTTTAAATTCTTGCCAACTCCATGCTTGATTTTGATATTGGTTACAATCAAAGCAAATGTCTACAAAACTATTATGTTGACAAACACTTTCTTCACCTATTCGTTTAGCACGTTCAAGCAATATTTTCTGTTGTTCATAAAATATTTTTGATTTTTCATTTAAGAATTTAATAAGAAGACCAATTTCTATCTTTTCTAATGTCATTCCATTGTATTCAACTGTATGAAACACTGATTTATTAGAAGCATTCCCTTCTCTTGCATATTGAACTGTACAATGCCAAATATTTCTGGTTCCAGCCAATGTGACTTTACTTGAATCTATACGCTGAGAATGTTCTTCCCTAAATTCAGGTTTAACTTCTATTGTTATGATATATTCAAATCGTGATAAAATTGACGTAGTATTGTTCGAATAAATATCTGCCTGTAATTGTTTAATATTTGTTGTTCCTACCACTATTTTGGGTCTGAATGCAACTTTTCCTTTCATATCTGCTTCAGGCATTAATGCATATTTTGGTTGATTATTTACTATATCAATAACGACTTGTAAAGGTGAAGTTTGACAAAAATTAGGTTTCACATTCGCTATATCATCTAAAACTACTGTTGTATGATGAGAGCGATACTCTGATTGATATTTATCACTTGTGTTTAAATTCACTATAGAATCCTCAGTATAAGCAAAATTGTTTGTCGCATAAAGCGATTTCAAAATTGGATTCAACATAGTTGATTTGCCCACGCCACTTTCTCCATATAACAAAAATGAAAATGGCCTTTCTCTTAATGAATCAGAATTTCGTGCTCTTATAAAATCATTTCTCAATGACATAGCTTTTTGAAATTTAAGACTAAAGTATTGTCTATCATTTGAAGATACTCCTTTAATTTGCTCATGTAAAAATGAACATGTTTCTTCCAACAATGCATCTAAAGAATGTTCGGTTAAACCTACAACTTCCATCTTATCTTCGTTAAAAGCTTTAACTCCATCTACACATCTCGCGATCAACATTTCTGCTTTTTCTATTTTATCTTCTTTAGAAAACAACACTGAAAAAGATTTTTTCTGTATTATTTCCATAACTTTATCGACTGTATAAAATACAGTTTCTATAAAATATAGAAAAGCATTAGTTTTACTTACGCGAACTCTGTTTAATGAAACATCTAGTATTTCTTGTGCAAAGTCTTTTGCTTTAAACGATTTAATAATTCCAAGTTTAAGTGCATATACGAATAATTGAGTAAATCTTGATACAAATTCGCATGACGAACTATTTCTCATTGATAAAAATGTATTCCTTACACTTTCATATCTTTCTTTCCATCCTTGCTCTTGCATTGAAGCAGCTGTTGTGGAAACACCATTCAAAAATGTAAAATCAAAATTAGTGCCTCTACATGCTTGTATTGCATTTTCAATAATAGAATCAGTATAAAAATGTGAAACATATTGGTGAGTCAATAATAAATAAGTATGCCAATCTTTACACGTCCTTGTGAGTGTTAAATATCCAATTGAAATTTCAAAGAAATTAGAAACACTATAACCACGCGAACGCAATTGTTTAGCGAAAACTGTATAAAAGTTTTGATAAAACACTGCAAACTTGAAATAATCAGATTTCCATGATAAAATATACGAAGTTATTTTTCCAAAAATAGAAGTATTGCAATTATAAAATGCATTCCAATAATAACTAATGTCTTTAGTCAAAGCCTTATACAATTTACTTTTAGAATCATTGTTCACAAAATTTGAACTCATTCTCTTGAATTCTTCGAAATATACAATGCCATTCCAAAAGATGTTTCCACCATCTAGACCTTGATTTTCTAAATTTATATAATGCATATCAAATACTTCCTTATTTTTCTTGTTTTGCTGGGACTTATAAGTTCCTTCTCTTAAACTCTTATTAATAAAAAAGTCATTTCTTTCTTGCTTATATTTAGCTTTATTTTGAAGAATGCGCATAGCTCTTTCCTGACGTTTTTTCTTAGTTTCACTTTTGGATTTCTTTTTCCTCAACCACTTATCAGTGTTGATTCTCTTTTCTAGTCCATAACCTTGTGCATCTAAGTCGTCATCACTCATATCTATGTTCTCTACATCTTCTAATAATTCATCATAAGAAAAAGAATCAGCAAACAATTCAACCCAATCTAAATAATCATCGTGGAATTGCGTTTGAATTATATCAATATCACCTTCAAAATTATTAAATTCCAGATCGGTGAATGGTATATCCCAACCATATAACATTGAAAACAATCTAAAACGATTCGCTTCATTATCATCGTCAACCATACTATTTAAAAATTGTTGAACTTGTTCAAGGTCGGTTTGGGTGTTTAATTCACCTAATTCCACTCCTTGAATAATATCAATTTCTTCTTCAACAATATCATTTTCAATCAAAACTAATGAATCATTTCTTAATGTTCCAGAATCTTGTGCTTCATAAACGCAAACCTTATAACCTAACATAGGTATTTTTCTGATTTTGATCATTTTCTCCAAATTATTATTATTGGACATTTGTTGTTCAAACATAAATAAACGTATCTTCTCCCCCCAGAAAATGCGCTGTATATCAATATTTCCATTAAAATAATAGAACAAACAAAAAGTCCAATATTGAATTAAATTCAATAATATATTATAATTATAGATAATAAATATGCATAATATCCTGCCATATATTTGATGCATAACTTGATTATCATTAATGAAAATTTGTGCAAACAAAATTATACTGTAAAAAGTATACAGTATTCGACGTTTAGTATTTCTATCATATCCCAAAAAATATGACCAAACATCGATTTGGATTTTTCCTGAAAACACCCGACTTACGTCTAATATATAAGACACCAATACAGCAACGTACAACTGCACGGCGAATGCAACAATTTGTAAAAACTGTGAAAAAAAAGAAGATTTCATGGTTGAAAATTGGTTTGTTTATACTGGTATTAGTTTACCCGGGTTCAGCTCCAGTTTAATGTTTTGCATTTCCCTTCGACGACTTCTACACGGCCGCTTTCGGTGGTTTCTGAAACCATTCAACAGGAAAAATTTTTTACGTCTCAATCCCTCTACACTATAGACGGTTGTTATTCTAATTGAGCTATCAAATAAGTAACTTTACTAAAACTTATTTGACAAAAAACAAAAACATTTTTTTTCAAAAATACATATAATTAGGAAAAAGTAAAAATTTAAAACACCTAAATTTATTCGTTTTTTATGATTATCTTAGCCCACCACTGCTCAATGATGACTTATAAATAATCTATCTTTTATTTTTTATGGGGCCTACTCAATGCACAATATAATTAATTTAAAATTTCGAAATTTGTGGCAGCAAAAATCGAAAATTAAAAATAAATTAATATTGTGCAATAAAGCAGATTTTTTATTTAAAACTCTATATATATATAACTCAATATATTTGGGGGAAATATATAAGTTATTCTATAACAATGTTTTTAATACGTAAATAGTAATTAGAATTAAAACATATAAAATTTGATCCAATAATTTTTAACGCAAATTTTATTCGCTGCGTTATCGAAGAAACATAAATTCAAAAATATTCTATTGGATCAGTCGAATATATTAAATTTATGACCGTTTGATTTACGATATCAAACTAAAACGTTTTGTGTTTATTTTAAATTAGCAAAATAAACAAAACTTCAACTAATGAACACGATCTATTGAATATAGTAAGAGGCAAATTTTGTCTCTTAAAATATTTAATAATATCATCTTACTATCAAAAGAATATTAAGAGAGGCAAACGTCTCTCAAAATATTTTTGTTGACGTAAGCGTTCAAAATTCACCGGGCTTACGGTTAAATAAGCTCAATAAATCAAATACTCCCTAGGAAATCCC